ATTTGTTCAAAAATAAAAGCTCTTAAATTAGCGCCAAATAAAGGATTTAAATATCTTTCAGTTTCGTTGGTTAGAAAGAAATTTAATAAATTATTCCTAGTAGCATCTTTAGTAGTATACGTTGGATAAAATACTGCGGGTGCATTAAAAGGAATAGAAACACCAACCGCTGTTCCCGGTTTTTGATCTATTGGAAATATTTTTTGAGCTCCGTATGCCATTATCTATTATTCATTAATCCCATAATTTGACTTAAATCAACTTCACCTTCAGGTAATTTACCATTAATTGAATCAACAGGTCCTTGAGGTTTAAACGGAACATTTTTAGTTGTGGCTACACCACCTTGTTGCATTTCTTCAAGCATTCCACTAAACATTGATTTACGTTCAGCCGCAGTCAATTGTTTTGGTTGTGAAACATGAGGTTGAGCGTATGTGTTTTGAGGTACATATGATTCAGTAACCACTGTTGCTTTAGGTGATTTAACGGCTTCTAATAGTATATCACGCAATTCTTCTTGAATTGCTTCTTTTACTGCTTCTTTGATGAGTTTTTTAAATTTTGTTGTTTCCATCGTATTATAAATATTAAAATTAATAAGCTTTTAAATTATCTCTGTCAATTATTAGTTTAAGTTCGTTGATTAATATTTGAGGTTCAAGAGTAAATGATAATTCTGTTTGAGTTAAAACTATACCACTTTGATTTTTACCTACAGCTCTATAACGATTTACGGTTGGTGTATAAGGTATAGTTTCAATTTCAATTAAAAATCCAGCATATGTTACCTGATTAACGGTAGTATCGGCTTGGGTTTGTTGAGCTGCTATAGATATTAAACTATCTGAAATTGGGGTTAAACCTGGAAATGATGTGTTATCGGTTAAATTTGGTACACATTGTTTTAATTTGATATCTAAAGCAGATAATATTCCTACTATCTGTTGTATATACTTATTTATTATAGAAATGGGAATAGCAGCAGCAGCTACCGATCCTGCAACTTTAGGTAGTCTTGCTTCGCCTAAAGGAGTGAATAATTTTTTACGAATTATAGTTTCTAAATCTGCTAATCCCGAAGTAACGGCTCCAGGAACACCTGGAGGTGCTGGTAGTAATTTTGAACCAGCCGAAATTGCTGCTTTAGCAATATCTAAAGATGTTAATACTATTTCTGTTATATCTAAAAATCTGGATAGGCCGGTAATAGTTTGAGTAATAGTATCTAATTGGACACCTATAGCATTTAATGATACTACCAAACCATTTCGTATAGTGATTATTCTTCGGATAGTAGGACTATTTGGATTAGGACAACCATTAGCAAATACTGTTTTTAATATTCCCGGAATCTGTGTTGGAAGTTCAGCAAATGAAAAAGATCCAAAATTTGTTAATTGAGCACGTAAGTTATCCTCAACAATTTGAGTAGCAATAGGAATTGATTCTTTTCTAGCTGTTAAACTACCTATTTGTGTTTCTAATCCTTTAACACCATTTTTTCTCTTAGCGTCTAAGGTAGTAATTTGATCTTGAATTTTTTGTTGTTCTGCTTGTGATTTTTCTTTTGCTTTTGCTATTTCATTTTCTACTATTTGAGTAATAAGTTGAATAACAATATTGATAGCAATGGGAATAAGAGCAATAATAATTTTTTTACCTAGATTTGTTACAATAATACCTAACTTAGCTGTACCTTTTGGTTTTTCTGTGTTGGCATTTTCTATAGCTTCATTGTCAACGGGTATTACTTTTTGAGCATTATTATTAGCAGCCACTTCCTCCTTTTTACGTTGTTCATCCGTTGACTGAGGAGTTGGTGGCGGTGTTGGGGGTGGAGGTGGACTTTTAACTTCGGTAATAGCAAATGTTCTGTCTATATTTTTACCAGTAAAAGTACCTTGGATTATATTTATTAATTCTTTAGCTAAGGCTTCATATCCTACAGATGAAACAGAAGCAAATTCACCGGTAAGAGTTGTACCTGCTAATCCACCAGGAGCAGATGCAGGAAAAGTTGTTGTTGCTTTTGCTCTAGGTCCTTGTGTAATTAAAGTAATTTCCTGTCTGTAATTTCTTTCATCTTCAGACGTAGGATTTGTAATACTAATTATGTAGATAGGTGTAGCCATTATGCCGTTTTAACTGATTTTGATTTAGTATCTTCTAAATTTGCTTGTAATTGATTTAGTGTAGTTACCATTTGAGAAGCAGCCATGTTAAGAGGACCAATAGGAACTCCAGGAGCTGTACTTACTACGGTTGAACATACACTCATAAAAGCATTTAGATTTGTTATTAATTGGTTTAATAACTGAACTGTTGTGTTTCCTAATAGAACGGGTTGTGTTGCGTCTTTTGAACCTATATAAACCGTATTTGATTGAATTACTGTACTAGGAGCATCAATATTAACCGAAGTTACAGCATTTAAATTAATTGTTTTTTTAGCACTTAATAAAATATGATCCGTACTACTATTAAATACTAAACGACCTGAATTTAATATAAGTTGATTATCCTGGTATTTGTTAGGGGTTACAGGTTTATCTGTTTTATAACTAACATAACTTATTGAAGAGGCATTTAATGGAATCTGTTGAGTTGAAGTAGCATAAATAGATGCTAAATCAGTATTAATATCTTCAGTTATAGGAATCCAACCTTCTATAGTTGCATTAGTAGATTGTCCATTTCTTAAAATAATAATAGGATCACCATTATTTCCTACAGCCGACCAATTATTAGAGGTATTTTTAACTGTAGATCCAAAACGTATACTATTACCCCATCTACCTTCTTGTATAACATCACCTTCAAAAGGTAAAAGTGGATGAATATTAGAACGTTCTTTAAAAGTAGTACCTAAAAATATTTCTGTACTTTGATCTGTAACGCGTCTAACACTACCTACTTGTGTTTGAGTATAATCCTTCTGTTGAGAAGGAGGAGGTGAATTTGGGTTTGTAGGATAAGCATTGTGGTGAGGATGATTCCATAATGCAACTACACTAAGATAATATGATTTAGAAGATGAAGTTAATTCACCAATATTATTATCTGGTAGAGTAATAAGAAATACTATTTCATTTACTAATGGGTATGTTTTAGCATTAGGAAATAAAGGAACCGCTGTTGAATAAGATACACTTTCTTGAGGATTATCTACTGCTTGAAATTCAATAGTACCTAATCCATTCCATTCTCCTAATTCTTTAAAACGAGGATGTGTTTCACTCAATACAATACTCTTTACACGAACCGCTGTTATGGTTTGTGATAAAGAAGCCAAGGCATTGAATACATTTCCCTGGTTGGTTGTATTTAGTTGTTTATTAAAGGATTCAAATCCAAATTTAGTTGCCATTATTTGTTTTCCTCGTGTATTTTATCTATTTCAGCAAGTAATTGAGCTTTTTCTTCATCCGAGATACCAAATCCACCATCATCACTTGATGTTGAATTTAATGCACGTTGGATAATAGTGGCCATTTTGATAAGTTGCTCGTCATTTTTAACACTTATTTCTAAGTATTCTTTAATTAACGGAACTATCAAAGTGGCATCACCTATATCACTTATCAGTGGTTTTAACTCGGATATTAAAGCGGATATTTGTTTATCTTTTTTCTTTTGATTGTCGTATATCTCTTCTAATATGCTGCTAAATGTTTTCTTGCCAAAAACTACGTTTTCTAATGAACTCATACGTTTTATTTTTGACTATAAATATTATAACTAAAAATTTGTATATCCGTGCTCTAAATAAAACACGTACTTTTTCTTAAATATATCGTATAACTGGTCTGCTATTTTGGTAATTTTAGGCGTTTTAACGTCTATCATTTCACGAATGTATATATAAAGTGCCTTTTTATTGAATACATCTAAACTATCTCTTTTACGGAATACCTCTAAAATAGCGTCAGCTACGCGAGCATCTGATTCTTTAGGGAATAATTCAAATATATTGTCGGTGCAATAAGTGATATATTCATCCATAAATTTAGATAAATTACTTTCAATAACACTTTTAGTATCATCTAATTGGTAAGAAAATTTTTCATCTTCTTCAATTGAAGCTACGGGTGATGTTTCAACACGTTTTTTATAATTCTTTTGATTTGATAGAAT